AAAGAAGAAACTGTATGCATCTGGATATTGTGCAGGGATATAATACATACGTGATAAATCTTTTGTTTGTTCGTCACCCAATCCGTCAAACTGTTTGTTCATTGCAAACCAGAAGTGTGGTAATTCTTTACTATTGACTTCTCTGGTCAATGGGAATACCAATCTAAACTTGGGTTGTTCAGGTCTGGACGAGGCAGTGTTATAACACAAATACTCGAACCGACCATAATTTTCTTGTAACTGTTCTGTTAGGCACTCAACAGGACTGCGAGTGGAATCATTATGTACCACATAATCATCAACGTCAAGACAAGCCCAACCACCCCACGCCAGAACATTTTTATTAGACCGAGTGCTAGCGCTGACGTACCTAGCAGGACTAATAAGAGGACTACTATTTCTTCCACCTTTTTCTCCTTCGTTATTATATAGTTCACCCAACAATTTAACAAACTCATCCCAAGACGCAAACTCCATATTTCTATGAGTCTTATTGTCAAAGGTATTCTTAAATAATGTAAGTGAGTATTTCATTGTGGATTATAATACCATAGTCTCCTTAAAATGTCAAGTTAAATTTTCTGCATACTGATATCGCAACAAGTTTTATGATTTTCTCAAAATCTTCATCTGTTGCATTCAGTTTGAATCTATTAATACCACGCAGTACGAACTTAATATTTCCGACTAAATAACCTTTTGTACTGTCTATCCTATCTACAGATGGTGCCATAATATCCTGTCCGCCCGTAAACAACAACTCTTCGTCTAGTTCAACACCTGTAGTGTGACACAAACCATTCTGTTCTATCCACACGTTTTGAAAATGAGACATCAAGACACCACTTGAATCTATCTCTTTTCTATTGACCTTTTCATCTATCGTCTTACTGTCCATGCCAGAGTTCTTTAATGCGGTGCGATACTTGCCACCACCTCCACCAGAGTATGCATTTCCTTTACAATTACTATATAACTGTTTTAAAGCCTTCTCCGATAGACAATTAACATTGTCCCCCCAGATGTCGAGAGTCATCATGCGAAAAAGTCTTCCAGTGATGACTGAGGTTCGGCAGTCCAACCCACCGCACTCAGGATTGGTTCAAGTGGGTCAAGGAATGTTTTACTAAACATTTTATCATAGTCAATATACTTATCTAGTGCAAGTTCACGTGGTAGGTTGACTGGATAGGATATTACATTTTCCTTGATAGGATTCGGTGTCTTAAGATAAACAAACTTTACCTTCTCACCATTCTTTACAGTTTCATAACGAGGCATTTGTTTGGTGTGATGATTGTATAGTAATGCACCACGGACGTGAATCGGACAACTCTTCTTGTAAATAGTTTTGCGGTCATACCACTTATCAATATCAGAAACTCCACGAGGGAATGATACGTCTTCGGCAGGAAGACTACTAAACTCATTACGAAACTTAGTGATAAAGGATTGTGTTTCTGATTCTGTACCGTTGACTACTATACGAAACATTTCTTTCATTTTATCACGCACGACCATAGGAGTAGAAGACTTGATTGCTTCGATACCCATCATCTTGAGTTTAGGTTCTGCAAACTGCACACCTTCAGAGTTGTGAACATTGAGAATGTATCTCTTCTTGGCAACCCAGATACCTTTGTCTGCGATTACCTCACGACCCATTTCCATACGATTGACATAGGCACTAGTATAGTCTGCAAGTTCTTGATAGGTTTGTTTCAGAACTTTCTCAAAGTGTTCGGACGATATCTTATCAAGAAACTTTACTGGGTCTTTAGGATTGAACTTCTTAACCAGTTCACCCATATTAATATAAAGCGAGTCAGTGTCAATCGCAATCACGTAGTCAACATCGTCTGACGAGAGAAGTTTGTTCATCTCTCTGTTGACTGAACGTTCTGCCCATTTGATTGACAACTGACCAGCTAGTGTAATGGACTCCGCAACTCTTTGGTCAAAGTAACGAAACCACCTATTACCCAATGCACCATAAAGACTATTCATAAGAATCTTGATAGACATTTGTTGGTTGTTCAATTGGGAAATCTTATTAGACAATGCTCCTGTCGGAGTCTTCTCATATTCTTGTTGTGCTTCAAGCATTTCTTTCTTGATAGTTCTACGTTCAGAATAATACTGACGAATCACACTAGGAATGATACCTTCTTTTTCTCTAGTAAAACGAACACCACTAGGTGCGAGTGCATATTTACCATCGTGTTCGGTTTGTTTACGCAACATATGTTCTACCGAAGTATGCACTAGACCGTCAACAACAGTCTCAGGTGACATATTGTATTGCACAATAATCATAGGATATAGAGAGTTCAAGTCAAAAGAAGTAACCCAATCGTGCGAACCTACTTGAGGGTCTTTTACATAACCACCTGCATAGTCACCTTTGGGTTTCTCAATCTTTGGAGGAACTACAGTCTTTTGATTATTAAGAAGACGATATATGATACTATCCCAGATTGATGTAGTTCCAAGAACGTCCTCATAGTTTACACCACCACGATATGCCATAGTCATTGCAAGAGTCAGGATACCTAACTTGTCTTCCAACTTATCAACCAAGTCCACGTCTTTGATATTATAATCAATAAACTTTTGGTGGTCTTCTTTATAAAGAGTATGTAGATTACCGTGTTCTTCATATGAGAGTTTACTTTCACCCAACACTACATTTGCGATATGGTCTAGTCGGTAGGACTCTTGTTGACCTAGAGTATTGTAAGTAAACTTCTTGAACAGGTCGTAGTAATCTAGTTGTGCAATACCCATAATGTCATAGGTATTAGTTTCAGTCATACCAAACTTGTTTGCACGAACCTTACGTGCATTGACCACACCCCACGGAGAGAATCGTTTGACCGACTCTTCACCAATAACCTTTCTTGTTCTGTTAACAAGATAAGGGATATCAAATCCTTTTGTGTTCCAACCAGTCACTACGTCAGGTGAACCGTGATTCTGCCAATACTTTAGAAAGGAATCAATCAGTTGTAATTCTGATTCACATTTGTTATAGATTGTATTTTCATTTGGAGTATAGTCTCCTAGACCCCAGACACGAAAATAGTTTTCTTTACTAGACTTAGTACAAATAGAAATGATTGGATAGTTTGCTTGGTCTGGTTCAGGGAATCCTTCGTCAGACGCAACCTCGATATCAATTGTGGACACAACGATTTGGTCACGATTGAATTGAATATCATTAGGAAATGTTTCAGTGATAAATTGGTTAACAAAGTTGTTCATACCAAAGACTTGCATAGTAGGAACGTGTTCGTATTGTTTTATAAAGTCGGTTGCCTCTCTCATAGAGTCAAAGGATATTGGTGCAACTGGTTTACCGTCAAGGGTCTTCCATTCAGATTTACCAGAAACATATAATGTCGGTTTGAACGGAACACGTTTCTTAATACGTTCTCCGTCTTGATATCCACGATAGAATATTGAGTTACCGAATCTTTCTACAGACGTATAGAATTTCATTTACTACCTCATAATTTAACGTTCATTATACAGGGACATACAAAGAATGTCAAGACAAAATTGGTAGCCCGTAGGAGAGTCGAACTCCTGTTGCACGGATGAAAACCGTGTGTCCTAACCACTAGACGAACGGGCCAGATATAAAAAACCCCCATCATCGACATTTGAGTCTACTTGAGGGACACCTAATCAGTGTGTTCTTTCACTCAAACCCCTAGGGGGGAGACTTGTCTCAATGTGCTGTCACGCATTTGTGACTCGTTGAGTTTGTTCTCTATTGGTTTTGTTTTTTTTACTTTTCCACTTTTTGTCGTCTCTACCAATGGTGTGTGAATCATTCGTAATAGAGTCAGTCGCTTATTCACCGTCTAGTAACAAACTTCCCTAGGCGAGTGGTCACGTCTTCCCAACCAATATAACTATTATACTAAAAACAACAACCTTTGTCAAGCTTTTTAATCAATTATTTTAAAATATTTACTTCTTTCCCACGGTTTCCTTTGCATTCCATCGTGGTCTTGAGTAATACCAAGAGACTTAGATATCACTTGGGTGGACGCAAGTTCAAACTTGGACTTGTTTAATGGAAAGTTATATACGTGAAAAAGGTCTTGAGCAGTCTGACCTGCTTCTACTTTTCCATTTGGAGTGTGAGTAAGAAAAGTATATTCTCGGTCATTTTTATTTTTGTGAGTTAAAAATGTTTTTACCAGTCTCTCTACACAACCATACGGGCCACCATTTAAGGGAAACGCTTTTTCTAATAACAATTCATTTATATACTTTGCACATCTTGGAGAGAATGAATAACAGGACATAAAGAGTCCAAGATTCATATAGTCTAATCCGTGTTCCATACCAAAGTCAAACTGTCTTTTAAATTCGTCTGCGTCAAGTAGATACGAGTCGTGTTCCATAACAAAGAAACGACTTCTACTTTCTGCACGTCTTTTGATTAACTGCCAGTGAGATATATCTCCTGCCCTCTCACTCTTAGTACTTTCTTTACCGTCTTGCAAATTATGTAAGAGTGGTTGCCAGTTATAGAGTTCTTCTAGTACTTCGATAGTATCTGGAG